TACAGGCAAGATGTTCCAAATAGAAGTTCTTGGCAACGATACAGACCAATAAGGTATTTAACCACCTAATCAAAAGCGATAAGCGTATTATCGTTGAGCAGGGCGGTACACGGAGTGGGAAAACGTATAATATCCTGCTCTGGCTTATTTTCTATTACACCGAACGCAATACGGATAAAACGATAACCATTTGCCGTAAGTCGTTCCCTTCGCTTCGTGCTTCGGTTATGCGGGACTTCTTTGATATTCTCCGGAACCACGACCTGTACCGGGAGGAGTTCCACAACAAGTCCAGCCACGAGTACCACCTTAACGGTAACCTTGTTGAGTTTATTTCCCTTGACCAACCGCAAAAGATTCGGGGACGTAAACGGAACCTGCTTTACATTAACGAGGCAAACGAATTGTTTTACGAAGATTGGCAGCAGCTTATCTTTCGTACCGATGGTCGTATAATTCTTGACTACAACCCGTCTGAATCTTTCCATTGGATTTATGACCGGGTAATACCACGTGAGGATTGCGACTTTTACCAAACCACCTACCTGGATAACCCGTTCCTTGACCAACAGATTAAGAATGAAATCGAACGGTTAAAAGAAACAGACGAGGACTATTGGCGTATCTACGGCCTTGGTGAACGTGGTATGAGCCGAGCAACAATCTTTCAATTCGGAATGTCCGAAATTCCCCAAGAAGCAAAACTAATTTCATATGGCCTCGATTTCGGTTACACCAATGACCCCAGCGCCCTTGTGGCAGTCTACCAACACGGGGATAACTTATACCTGGACGAGTTGCTCTACCGTACCGGTATGACCAACCGTGACCTTCACCACCACCTGCAATCGTTAGGACTTGACCGGAGGGATGAAATCTTTGCGGATAGTGCAGAACCAAAATCCATTGAAGAGCTGCACCGATTCGGGTGGAACATTAAACCCACGGCCAAAGGGCAAGATTCAATCAACGCAGGTATTGACATCCTGAAGCGGCATAAGATATTTGCAACATCCCGAAGCAACAATCTAATTAAAGAATTGCAGAACTACAAATGGACGGAGGACAAGAACGGCAATCTATTGAATAAACCTATTGACGTAATGAATCACGCACTCGATGCCAGCCGTTATGCCGTCTATAATAAACTTTCTAAACCAAACTACGGTAGGTATTCTATCCGTTGAGTTATTTATCTATGGAACTGAAATTAGTAGTACCAACATCGCTTGACGAAATCACGCTAGACCAATATCAGCGCTTTGCTCGTATTGAAGGTGAGGGAGAATTCAAGCAAATGAAGATGCTCGAAATCTTCTGCAATGTTCCATTTAGTGACCTGCCGAACGTCCGCCTGGTGGATGCGGTCAACGTCCTAAATACATTGGCCAAGACCCTATCCGAAAAGCCAGGTCTTACCAAGTTCATTGAATTGAACGGAACCAAGTACGGATTCATTCCCGCTCTAAACGAAATCTCGTTAGGGGAGTTTGTAGACTTGGACAGTTATATTTCAGATTGGGCAACAATGCACAAGGCAATGTCTGTATTGTACCGCCCGGTAACAAAAGAGAAGGGAGAACGCTACGATATTGAACCATACACGGCAACAGACGAGCGAGACGAGATAATGAAAGAGATGCCCGCATCCGTAGTGCTTGGAGCGCTGGTTTTTTTTTATCGTTTAGGGAACGTATTAGCAACACATACGTTGCGCTCTTTGGCCAAACAACAGACAACCCCTACACAAGAGAAGCGCAGTTCGGACAAAAGTGGGGATGGTATCAATCCATCTATGCACTTGCTGATGGAGATGTCCTCAAATTTGGAGACGTTACTAAACTTCCCGTCCACCAAGCTCTAACGTATTTGACGTTTGAAAAAGAGAAAAACGATATTGAATTAGCAATGATGAAGAAATGAGAAGTTTTTATTTAGCCACCCAAAAGATTAACGATTACCTATCCTCACACCCCTTGGTTAAGGTGGTAACCTTTGGCGATATCTTCGATGTTGACCTGAACAAGCAGACCATCTTTCCGTTGGCGCACATTATGGTTAACCAGGCCACATTCGCAGACCACGTAATACGCTTTAATGTATCGGTCTTGTGTATGGATATCGTAGACGAAACCAAGCAGGACATTCGCAACCAGAACGAGCCGTTCTTTGGCGTGGATAACCAGCAAGATATTCTGAACACGACTCTTGCTATCTTGAACGGATTGCAATCGCAACTACGCAGAGGCACGTTGTACACGGATAAGTTTGAGATTGAAGGTGACATTATCTGCGAGCCGTTCACGGAGCGATTTGAGAACCTGCTAACGGGATGGAACCTGACCTTTGATATGATTGTTCCCAATACCGAAATCTCTATCTGCTAATGCCACGCAAGGAACTTGTCCAAGCCGCATTAGAGCGATTTGCAAAGCGTGTAATCCAACAGGCGAGGCAGAACCTTACCAAGAAGAAAAAGAATAGCACAAAGGAGCTTTATAACTCTTTGGATTATGATTTGTCGGTTGGCCCAAACTCGTTTTCTCTTACGTTCTCAATGGAGGACTATGGCGAGTACCAGGACAAGGGCGTTAGTGGCGTAAAGCGCAAGTTCAACACCCCATACAAGTACACCAACAAGATGCCACCACCCAAGGCATTCGCTCAATGGGTAGTGCGTAAAGGCCTGGAGGGAGTACGGGATAAGAACGGACGATTTGTCCCACGCAAGAGTCTGCAATGGGCTATCGCAAAGTCGGTTTACAACAATGGTATTAAACCGAGTTACTTTTTTAGCGCACCGTTCAAAATGAACTTCGCCAAACTACCGCCTGATATTGTTAAGGCATTTGAATTAACCCCGGAAGACTTCCAAGCATTTACACGTAAATAATGGCTATACCTGTTGCAACATTCCCGACTACGCCACAAATGGCAAGGTCGCCTATTTTTATCACGTTGACTAAAGGTGCCGGAGGTACTGATGGCCTGATTAACGCAACCTTGACGCTGCGTATTTTCACCGGTGACCGGACTACAAGCCCAGCGATTGACTACACGTTGTTCAAGGAGTCGGTAAGCGATGCGCCTATTACGTTTGAAATCAGCGAGTTAATCCGTGAGAAGATTGCTTCGGTACTAAAAACCAGTACCACCAATAACTACGAATTGTCTACGACCGAAGGCGTTTGGTGTAAGTTCTCGTTATCCTCCGAATATGTAGATGCGGGTACACCGGGTTCAGGTATTATCCAGAACAACCAATCGTTCCTTGTTACGGACGGATGGCTAACCTATCAAGAGGTTACAGGTGGAACAATCACAAGCGGACGGATGGTAACACCCCGCAGGTTGTATATCACGGGAGTTGACTATGCGATGCCTATTTATCTTCCGTCCCGGATGTATTTCTTTTACCGGAATGTTGGTGGCAGTTGGCAAGGTGTCGCTAACTACACGCCCGGTAACAATAGCAACACACGAATCGTATACATTCCATACGACAAAACAAAAGCTCAGGCGTTTTTGGTTGCTGCAAGTTCTGCCGTAGTGCTAAACGATACGTTTGAAGTTGGGTTCGGAACGGATGCTGTAACGCCACAATTCACCTACACGGTGGAGCAGGTATGCGAACCTAAGTACACCCCGGTACGTATTTCATTCATCAACAAGTTTGGTGTAGTTGACTACCTGACCTGCTTCAAGGTATCTACCCGTTCAGGTTCGTTTACGGCAGAGCAGTATATGCCACAAATCAACATATCAGCAACAACACCTCAGTCGCTTACGCAAACAATGCAGAAGCGCAGATTTGACGTGAATAGCACCGAGGTTATCACGTTGAACACGGGTTGGGTGCAAGAGAACTACGATGACGTTATCCGTGAGCTGCTGATGAGCGAGAAGGTATCAATCAATTACGAAGGCGTGGAGTTCACGGTGAACCCGCAAGATTCGGGAGTAGATTACCAAAAGGAAATCAACCAAAAGATGATTAACTACACCTTGTCGTTTGAAATCGCTTGGGACATTCGTAACAACATCCGATGAGAAATAAGGTAACTTTATTCGTAGGTGACCAGGAACTTGATATGTTCGGGGATGAGGATATTACGATTAACCTCTCCGTTCAAAACATTCAAGACATAAGCAAGGTCTTCACGGACTACACGCAAGGGTTCAGCGTTCCGGCATCACCCCGGAACAATTCAATCTTTGAGCATTACTACCGCACGGATATTGTCGGTGGTGCCGACTACCGATTACGTGCCGAAGGACGCATTGAAATCAACGGGTTGGTGTTCCGCTATGGTTCTATTGAGTTGGAGGGCGTGCAGATGCGTAAGAATGCGCCCTATGCCTATGACATCACCTTTTACGGGCAGTTGGTAAACCTTACTGACCTATTCGGTGAGGACTACCTTTACGACCTTGACTTATCAGCATACAACCACGACTACGACCAAGCAACAATCCATTCGGGATTAACAGGGACAGGCATTCATTCGGGGGTAATTATCTACCCAATGATTACGGCTCAGGACGTGTGGTATTACGACTCAGTAAACAACGACCACGGAGCGAACAACATTCACTTCCACAACGTAAACGAAAACCACGGACTTCAATACTACGACCTTAAGCCAGCTATCCAATTGAGCAGGATTGTAGACGCTATATCTACGAAATACGGGATAAGTCTAAACATCACCGATGTAAACGATTACGACCTGTTGTATATGTGGTGTCACCGCCGAGCTGGCTATATGTACAAGGACTTGGCGTATGCAATGCCATTTGAGAAGATTGAAGCACCAGACCCTGTTAGCGTAATCAGTCCCGATTGGTGGAACTACACAACAAGTGTATTCACACCACAGGGAGCGACTGGCTCGGGTAACGTATATCGTTTTGAAGTTGACATTACAACAACCTACACGAGCGATTACACTATTGGCCTATTCGTAAACGGTGTACTGACCGCTCAGGTGGTTAAGAACGGAAGTTTTGCTGGTTACGCATTTGAGAACATATCCATCACCAATGGTGAGTCGGCATATCTTGCTTTTCAAGCATCCACAAACGAGCCAGTAACATTCGACACTAACTTAATAGAAGTATCGCTTCAGTTCGCACCTAATACCGTCTACGCCTCTGCGTATAACGCTGCCTCTCAATCAATAGGAGCAACCGTGTACGTTAGTGACCTGATGCCAGAGCAAAAGGTTACCGACTTCCTCGCTTCGTTGTGTAAGATGTTTAACCTTGTTATCATACCAACAAGCGAAACGACATTCGACCTGTTGCCATTGGGCGATTGGTACGCGGCGGGAACCGATGTCAACCTAAGTCAATACTTCGACATCACAGAAAGCCAAGTAGAAAAGCCACAGTTGTACAAGCAAATCAATTTTAAGTACAACGAGACAGGAGCAATTACAGGCGAAGAATACCGACTAACGAACAACGTAGGTTACGGAGACCTTCGCTCTAACTTTGTGTTTGACACCGACGAGGAGTTGGCAGTAGAGCCGCAGTTCGACCAGATGCTTTTTGGCTTTATGGACGACCTTGGAAATGGTACTACAAACATCCTTGCGGGCTATGCCGTCACTCGTGAACTGGAAACGTACTTAGGTCAACCGTTCCTGTTCTATGCGCCAGAGACGTACTTTATCGGAGACTACCCAGTTGCGTTTATTGACGAGTCACTTACCATTACGGGAAATACCGCAGTAGAAACCGACACCATTTGGTATTGCAATGCTTCTTCTAAACCGACTAACGGAGCAACAACCTACTCCACAAACTTCGGAGCAGACCTTGACCCGTACTTTTTGGAATCCGTAAATAACTCGTTGTACAATGCGTATTGGAAAGATTATATTGTGGACTTGTACGACCCTTCCC